TAACCTAACCATAAGGAATACCATGAACGATTTAGAACAGGTCGAAATTCAAATTGAAGTAGCTCACGAGCTTATTGCTATGCGAGATACATGTTTAACGTTAATTAATAGTAAGCCTTATAAAGATGTCGTTGAAAAAGGGTATTTTAAAGAAGAGGCAGCTCGACTTGTTATGGCTAAAAGTGCCGGATTAAAACCTGAACAACTGGAATTAATCGATCGTATGATTTATGGGGTAGGTGCATTTCATAATTTTATTGAATCTGTTATGCGTAGAGGTCAAGAAATGGATGGAGCTTTGGCCAGTCATGAAGAAACCCGGGATGAATTATTGAAGGAGAGCCTACATGACGGAAAATAATTTAGCTCTTTCTGACGCAGACTTTTTAAAACAACCTTTACCTACTGATGTATTAGTAGGTCAGGAACCAAATAACGATGTACCAGAATCCACACATTCTGCTACACCAGCCGACCAAACTACCTCAGAATCAGAAGATTCTGATACGGATACTGAACAGAACGATAGTGAAGCACAGGAGCAAACTGACGCTACCTCTACTGAAGAAGAAGTAACTGATCCTGTTGAGGATACTCAACAAGCGGCTGAACCTTTTGCCAGTAGTGATGCAACAGAATCTCTTGATACTAGTGAGAAAGACTCGACTGACACGAAAGAGGATACTCAGGATACAACAGAGTTTGATTACAAAAGTGCGTTTGAAAAGGTCTCTCAACCTTTCAAAGCCAATGGCGTTGATATGCAGGTTAAGGATCCAGAAGATATAATTCGTCTCATGCAAATGGGCGCTAATTATCAGAAGAAGATGGCCCAGTTAAAGCCTAATCTGAAGATGATTAAGATGTTAGATAATAACGGGCTTCTTGATGAAGCTAAGTTACACAATCTAATTGATATATCTAAAAAAGATCCACAAGCAATTGCTAAGCTTATTAAAGAAAGTGGGATTGATCCTTTAGATTTAGATACAGAAACACAGACGGATTATAAGCCGACAGATTATAATGTCAGCGACAAAGAATATAATTTAGATCAAGTACTTGAGGAGATCAAAGATACTGATACATTTAATCGAACTATTGATGTATTGACAAAACACTGGGATACGGATAGTAAGACTGAAATTTCCGGAAACCCGTCAATCATCAGCGTGATCAATTCTCATATGGGAAATGGTGTGTTTGATAAAATAAATACAGTACTGCAGCAGGAAAAGGCATTAGGTAAATTAGTTGGAATGTCTGATCTTGCGGCATATGAACAGGTCGCTCAACAATTGATCAAAAATGGTATTCTTTCTGATAATGCGAAAAGTGTAGCTACTGCTCCTGTTTCTAAATCGAAAGAAGTATCAAGTGAAACTGTTAACGCTGATGCTGAGCGCGATAAAAAGCGTAAAGCTGTAGCGCCGGTCAAGAATGCTCCTGTTAAAAAAGCTAAAGCTGAAGAGAACTTTTTAGGTCTTTCAGATGAAGAATTTATGAAGAAGCATGCTGTCCGGTAATTTGAAATATTACTATAGGACATAATTATTATGGCTAACGAAACTCTATATAATTCCCCGACTGCGACTGATGCAGGAACTGCATCAGCTATAGGCTTACAAGCCCGCACGGATTATTATTATAAAAAAGCAATTATCGCAGTACGCGATAGACAGTATTTTATGCCTTTGGCAAGCGTTGTTGCTATGCCTAAGCATATGGGTAAAAAGATCAAACAGGACGTTTACGTTCCTATGTTGGATGTACTGAATACCGGTGACCAAGGTATTAATGCTGATGGTGTTGTTATTCTTGCCGATGGCGAATGGTCTTCTTGGGATTCTTCAGGCGTAGTTACTGGTGTTTCCGATGCAAATGAAGCAGCTGCTATTGCTGCTGCAGGTGCTGGTGGATCATGGGCTATCAATGATCAAAACCTGTATGGCTCTTCTAAAGATACGGGTACGATTAATTCCAAGATTCCGACCTTGGCTGAGAATGGTGGACGAGTGAACAGAGTTGGTTTCACACGTACCCAGGTTACAGCTAGTTTGCTCAAACGTGGTTTTTTCACTGAGTATACGCAAGAATCCATGGACTTCGATTCAGACTCTGAATTGCTGTCTCATATCACTGAAGAAGCTCTTCAGGGCGCTAATGAGTTGACTGAAGCGGAATTGCAGGCTGATCTATTGGCTTCTGCAACTGCTAATGGCACAGCTTATTACATGGGTGGAACGACTAAATTGACGGTTGATGAAGTCGTAACGTACACCGATTTGATGAATCTCTCTATTGCTTTGGATAACAACAAGACCCCAAAACAAACGAAAGTAATCAGTGGTTCTCGTTTGATTGATACGAAAACCATCAATGGTGGACGTATTATGTATATCGGATCAGATCTGATTCCGGTAATTAAAGCTATGGTTGATCTTCATAGTAACCCTGCATTCGTCTCTGTTGAGAAGTATGCTGATGCCGGTAATACCGTAAATGGTGAGATCGGATCTGTTGATCAATTCCGCCTGGTAGTTGTTCCTGAAATGCAGTACGAGGAATATGGTGGAGCACTTGCTGCTGATTCAGCTGGTGATGGTACCAATGGTGCTTCCATCTATCCAATGTTGGTAGTTGGTGATGGCGCATTTACGACTATCGGTTTTCAGACTGATGGTAAAAGCGTTAAATTTACGATTAACCATAAAGGTCCCGGCAAAGAAATTGCTTCTTTGGACGATCCATACGGTGAAGTAGGGTTCTACTCCATCAAATGGTATTATGGTTTTCTGGCAATGCGTCCAGAACGACTTGGTATTATCTGGACTGCTCTTACCGCAGTATAAATAATACTTCCCGTCCCCGGGAGCTTAGCGGCTCTCGGGGATACCCTATTTCATAAGGAATTTTTAACATGACTGAAACCAATCGTCCTGAGGACACTATGCCTACTAAAGAAGAATTACGTCAGGAATTAGCTGATCACGGAATTACAGCACATCACAAAACTGGATTTAAGAAGCTACAGGAAATGTTGCACAATGTATTGAGTGGAAATTCTCCAGCTCCACAAGGTAAAAATATTGAACTCAATATTCAAGATAAAGTGGGAACTAAAGAAAGTTTTGGTACTCCTCCAGCACCTAAAGCACCAACTGCTCCTACTGAAGCAGCTTTGGCAGCAAAAAGAGCCGCTACAACTTTAACACGAGAGCAGAAAGCATTAAAACTGTCCCGTGTAGTTGTTGTTCCTAATGACCCAGATCAAGCTTCTTTTCCCGGTCTTATTTTTACTGTAGGCAGTTCAAGAGTTAATAACGGCCGTATGATTAAGAAGTTTGTACCATTTAATCGTGAAGGCGGTTGGCATGTTCCTCAGATTATTCTAGATACAATTGAACAGGCTCAAATGCAAAAATTCCGAAAAATTACATTGCCTAATGGCGAGAAGACTATGCAACCGTATTTAGCTAAAAAATTTAATGTCCAGTATCTGGAACCTCTTACTCAAGAAGAAATGTCCAGCTTAGCAGCTGCACAAAAAGCAACGGGAGATATTAGCTAATGGCTGCATTAACTATAGCTGATTTAACTGGTGGCCGTGCTACTTCTGCTTCCCCTGATTTTGTAGTAACGGGAACAGGTATATTTGATGATATTATGGAAGCGGTTAATGAGCATTTAGATGCTCAATTTCAATTAAATCGTATCACTAATACTGATTTTGGTCAGGTATACGTAGAAGCTATTGCGGCTGCTCTACAGAATGCTGTAGCCTACACAATAGGAATACAAAAAGGTAATGCTGAAGAAACTTTGTTATTTCAGAAAGAAGTTACTGAGTTCGCTCAAACAGATCAGACGACGCTTACAGCTCCAAGTGCTACGAGTGTATTGGGAGCTCAAGCAGCCCTGTCTGTGGAACAAGCTAAGGGCTTTCTTTGGAATGCTGACCAGAAATACCTTAAAACTCTATTGGATGCTTGGGCTATTAATATCTCTACTGCTGGTGTTGCAGCTACTGGAGTAACTGCAATTAATGAAGTAGGTGTAGGAAATATTAATACTCAGATCGCTAATGCTGAACCGACTTAATCCATGGGCTTCATTGCTAGTGTTTTCACCGCTATTGTTGAAGTCATTGTAGCAGTAGTAATTTACATAGTTGAAGCAGTTATCGCAATTGTTGAAGCTATTATTCAATTGATTATGATCCTTTTAGGTTGGGAACCTGAGGGTCAGACAATTGAATATTTTGAAGTACGTAATATTCCTCTATTTGATGATCCTCTTAGTAGCGGTAATTCTCTAAAAAATACCGTTCTTTCCAGCGTATTAAATAACACAAATTTAACTACTGATATCTTATATAGCCAAGTCTTTGCTAGCGGCAAAAAGCAATTTCAAGAATTTATAGATTTCATTGATGATGCAAATTATTTTGAATCATTTCCTACTGTAGAATCATTTATTCTTATATTAGATTACGATGAAGTAGATGCAGCTTTATTAACTCTTGAAGGGGCGGCTTGTACTATTGAAAGTGCTTCCCTGGATTCAGTTAATACTGTTGAGCATGTCCAGTATTACTTACAAGAAAATAAAGTTTATGATGTTGGATTGAATCGAATTGGGTCAGAATTCAATCAAGTTACTATTACTGCAGGAACTCCTGCCGCTACAACTAATTTAGTCGAACACATTATGACCCTTACTGACGAAGTAGGGACTGAGGATTCTGTTACAGTTAATGCGCTATCTCCTGTTACTACTTCTCCGATTACGCCATCAACTAGTGCTCTGCGAAATATTTCATTAGTTACGGCTGATGAAGTTGCTACAGCTGATGATGCATTTGTGGAAGGTAGATGGCAGGTATTATTAACAACTGCCGGTTTGGTATATAATTCTGGTTCTGACGACTATACTATTCATACATTTAATGACGACGGCGGAACAGATACTTTACCATATACGGCTCCAACTAAAGTATTACAACTTCATTATATCGTTTATTATTATATAAATAGTGCTCCAAATCGTAGGTATATATTTCTATATCAAGTAGGTGAAGGTACTTATGTAAATTTAGATACGGTTGAGACTCCCATTGATATTGCTGGTAATACCCTAAAAATGGTACCGGCAATTCCTTTACGTATTAGCAATACAAATTACACAACTTTAGGTGCTACAAAAGTAGCTCAAATTGATGATATTTGTGACATTGTTGATTTAAATGCAGAAGAGATTTTAGACGAAGTATTGAATGATCCAGATGCTGACCCGGGGGACATAGATAACGTATATATTAATTTTGGAGTACGGTGCAGAGATACTTCTCAAGCAGGATTAACTTATTTATTTAATATGTTTGAGAACCTATTTCCATCTCAGGGGAGTACTAAAGGAGATTATGACAATACCCAATCTGGTGATGATAAACCGCAGAATAATATCATTACGGAAACTGAAGACAATAAATGGACATTTCAGTGGTCGTATATTGAATTTACCAATACTACTTTAGCTGCAATTGATGCTCAAGGTCCTGGCGGTACTGAATATGATATCTATTACTCAAAGACCGAGAATTTCAATTCCTCTAATATTTTAGTTTGGCCATTTTATGCATCATCTGCTGTTAATACTTACAAAGTTGGATTTATTGCAGATGATTTGACAGATGTTGCAGATTTTTTAACTGGGTCTCTGGCAGGAAGTTCTGGCCCTATTTCAGCAGAAGCAGCCAATTGGTTACAAGTAACTACTCGATTATCGTATAACAATCCTACACCTATATTACAGGACCCTGACAGCTCCACCAGTAGCATTATATTTTTAACTCCTGATAGGGTCTATGAAAACAATGGAGGTACTCTAAGGGCCGTTGAGCAGGCCGCTGAAGAAACTACAGTAGGGCAAACTATTACGTATTACTGTGCAGATGCGACCGGATTAGATGCGTATACGGTAACTGCTCCCATTGGAGCACTCAAAGTAATTGATGGGGATAGTGGTGTATTCCGGACAGTGAAGTTCAATTTAGGTGATGTAGATGACCTTATGGTTCCATTTATTCACACATTTATTACTGATATTGCTCATTCTCCGGTAACAGACTTGTTTTTAGTAGGGGCTCACGTATCTATTTATATTGCAAAATATGAAGTAATCCAGCCCGCAAGTATGAGTTTTTTAACGGCACTAGTATTATTGGTTGTAATTGTAGTTGTGATATACTTTGCGTGGGTAGCAGCAACTGAATTTTTAGCAGCTGCTGGGGAAACTTTTGCTGCATTGGCTGCAGGAGAAGTAACATTACTACAAGTAATTCAAGCTGCTATTGTTCCTCTTCTTAAAAAATTAGTAATCAATTTCGCTATTCAGTTAATTATTACTGAAGTTGCGAAGGAAAATGAAGAATTAGCATTAATCTTAGCTGCAGTATCAATTGTCGCATTAATTGAGCCTACAGGTACTGATAGCACATTTAGTAATTTTGATTTTTTTACAATAGGAGTAGAGTTTCTAGAGTCATTTAATACCGTTCAATCTATTAAACTTGAGAAAATACAGATAGAATTAGAATCTGACCAGGGGAATCATAGACAATGGTTTCGGGATCAATTAGATGCTTTAGCTATTATAGATAAACAAATTGCAGATTATTATGATCGGGGTAATTCTGGCAGTCAGTTTACAGAGCTAATTAATACGGCTTTACGCGCAAAGCTCAAACCTATTAATCCAGAGGATTATTTTACATTAGCTATTTCTCCGGAATTAGCCTTTGCTGGATATAATTATTCAGATGTGCATTTTAATGCCCCGTATTCATTTGAATTATAAGAATAGACATATACATTAAATATCAGTAATATGGACACAGAATATAATTAAGGAGAAGGTTATGGCAATTGAAGATGGATATTACCAGGGCGGCGAATTTGATCTTGCTACTAAAAACACGCCAGGATCAAATACTGATATTTTTAAAAAACGATTGCCTTTGCCCAGTGCAGAAAATTATAGTTACGCAGACAATTTCAGAAATAAACTTGTAGCAGATAATGGCATTTTACCTACTCAACAATATAATGCTTCTGATATTGGATTTAATACAGAAGATATTATTAAGCCCCCGGGAACGGAACTATCTGCCTTTGATAAATTTAATATATTTAGCAGAGCTCTTGGCGGAGTAGGTGATCTACTTGGAGGAATTGGTTCATTACAGCAAGTTGGTGTAGCTAAAGATGCGTTAGAAGAAACTAAAGTTCTTAATCGAGAAAATATATTTAATCAGAAATTAAATCAATTCAGACAGGGTGCAGCTTTCGATAATAGAACTCGAGCACAGCAACGTTTTATTACGGGAACTCAAGCAAACAAAGATATTAGTCATTTAAAATTACTAAATATAGCTGATCCGAGGGCATCATAATGGCAACTCCCATTACTATTGGAAATGTAGGAAATGTTCAAGGACAAGATCAAGCCAGTATTATTCGAGAATTAGGTAAAGCTCGACAAGGCATAGCTGATGCGTTTACTGGAGCAGGTAATACTGTCGAAGGCTATGCTGACGATCGTAGAGCTAGTGAAGATGCTCAATTAGCTCTTGCTTTACAGAATGCCCAGACTCCTGAACAACAGCAAGAAGTATTGAGTATAGCTGAAGCACGTAATGCATTCTATGATCCAGCTGCTGCTCGGAAAGAAGTTACTCGATTAGAAGATCAAAGTTTTCAACGAGATGATCAAGCTATCCAGAATAGAAAAGCTGCTGAAGAGGCATTTTTATTTGCACAAGGACAGCCGTTAAAAGCGGCAGAAGCTGCAAATAATCTTGCTAAAGCTACGAATACTGGAACAGGTATTGAACGCAAAACTCAGGCATTAGCAAATCAACCTGCATTTGAGCAGGCTGAATTAGAATTAGCTAATATGCCTCCAGGTCCTGAACGTACAGCTCGAATAGCTGAATTGCGTACAGAATTAGGTGGGCTAAAAGGAGCCAATAATAAGCAGGTTACAGATACTTTAGGTCAATTTAACGCAGGTAATTTAGCCAATACTCCGATCGATATTGCCCAATACACCAATCTACCTAAAGTAGATTTTGGTAGTATTCTGCAAGCAGATGGGAAAGCTCCTACAGTATCAGCCATTGCTACTTATGAAAACAAATTAACTAAAGCAATTAAAAAAGATAATCGATTTGCAACTGATGCTGAAATTACTGATAAAGTTGCAGAAGTACTAAGTACAGTTCCAGGGTATGTTGAATCTAAGCGAGCGGCTGCAGCTAATAGAGCGGCTGCAGATAAAGTAACTAAAGTACTTATAGATAGTCCTGCAAAAATTGCACAACAAAAAGAAGATTTTGCTAATTCTATTATTGATAATAGTGAAGTTGCTACTATATCTCAGAAACTACAAAAGAATTTTCCACAAAGTTTTGCATCTGATGCTATTAGTGAAAATGATTTAAAACGATCTACTCGAGAAATTTTAACAAATGCGCGATCAGAATATGCAGCAGATTTAACATCAGGAAAAATTACTGAACAGCAATTAGTTGAAGGTATCTACAGTATGATGTCTTCAAGTAGTATTAAATCTGCATGGGCGTATTTCGATGGCAATGCATTAATTGGTCCTAAAGGTACAGAACCATTTAATGGAATCGGTGCAAATATTCCTTTAAGAAAATTAGTTGAACAGGGATTACGTACAGCTCTAGATGAATTTTTACCTAATGGCGCAAGACATAAACGAAAATCTGAAGCACAAATAAAAGCTGACAATAAAAAATTTGGTGAAATAGAACTCGCGCAAAATCAGCAGAATGGGCAAGAAGCTTCTGATCTACTATCTAAAAGTGGTATTAATGTTGTGCCTGATAAAGATGGGAATGTGAATTTAACTGGAAGTCAATTGCTAAAAATGCTTAATCCTTTTAACTAAACCTGGGAGATAGTAACTCATGGCACAAGATCCCAGGTCTACTGGCAACTCTATAGTTGATCAATTATCTGCTGTACAGAATTTAACTACAAAATTAGCCAGTAAAAAAGAAGAAGTTAAAGTAGCTAAATTACAAAAAGCTCGGGAAATTTTTTCTAAAAAGCAAGAAGCAGTTGCCCCTTCCAGTCCTCCAGCTGATCCTAGAGAGTTTGATTATTTAGATCAAGGTGCTGGCTTACCTAAAGGTACGCTATATGCTTTGATGATGGCAGAGACTGAAGCGTATCCTAAAACTCGAGATACTGTTGTTTCGCCTAAAGGAGCAAAAGGGGCATTTCAATTTATGCCTCATATCTCTGGTAGTTACGGAATTAATCCAGAAAATAGACATGAATCTGCAGCAGCCGCTGCACATGAATTAAAGCGCTCATTACGAGTACACGGCGGAGATATGGATAAAGCTCTTGCTGAGTATAATTATGGAGCAGGTAATTTTGCGGCTATTGGCCAGGATTTAACTAGAGTTCCCCAAGAGACCAAAGATCATAATGCTCGCTTTAAAAAATATGCACAACCAGTAGAGCCTGTATTGGATTTACCTGATACTATTTCTAATGCTACATTTGCTAATGATTTCTTAGGTCAGCAAGATTCAGTAACAGGTACTTCATTCCCTCGTACGCCTCAAGATAGCCCAGCTAGATTATCAGTCGCTCAGGCTAAGCAGGCTCTATTAGATGAATCAGGGCCTACTGCTATAACCCCTGCTCCATTCGTGGACTCACAGGCCACTCAGAGACCAATAGCTCCTACAGGTACTCCATCTCCAGCAGAGCAGAAGGAAGCAGTAGTTAATAAACCTATTGAAGAGCAACCAGTAAATGTTACACCTGACTTTATACCAGCTGTAAATGCTGATGAAGCGGTTCGTTCTTTTGCTCCTGAGAATGAATTTACTGAGCCTCGATCTCCAGCTGTTCGAACTAATGAACATGGAGCAGTATTAGGTGAAGATGGCTTATGGTCTGCTACTGATAAAGACGGAAATGTAATTGCTCGTAATTTGCATGAGGCAGAAGCTAATCAACAAAGTAAAGCTTATAGATTAAATCAAGAAGCTAGAGAAGCAGGATCCCCTGGTCTCAGTACTGGACTTAATAGAATCACTGGTGCTCTGCAAACAGTTGCTGATATAGCAGTAATAGGTGGCCAGAGTTTAACTGGGGACACTACTCTAACTGAAGTTGTTGCTCAAGATAATGAAAGTAGACGCGGCGGTTTACGACGCAATGAAGCACCTGTAAAAATTGATCCAAAAACTCTGATTAGTGATGGAAATGTTTTATTATATAAAGGCATGCAGGTTAAATTAAGCCGAGGTGGTATTTTAACCGACAAAGAACAAGCATTCCAAAAAACAGATAAATACCAGAGACTTACGGAATTACATACTGAAGCTGATGGCAATCAAGATACTTTTAATGCTATTAAAGCTGCTGGCGAATCAGTTAAAAAATTAATTCCTACAAATAGAAGTGATCAAGTAGGTGCCCAAGTAGCATTCCAAACTGTGGCTAAGAATCAAGGCAATTTCGAAGCAATGAAAAATGCTGTATCCAATGATTTATTAGCTTATTTCCGGATGGGTGCAGATAGCTTTCCATACATGGTTGCGCTTACTGCAGGAGACGGCGTAACACGTACAGCGGTTCTTACTTCATTTGCTGCCGGCAAAGCTCAACAATTAATTGATGAATTTAAAATTAGTAATAAACGGGATCCGAATGCCCACGAATTATTTAGATTAAAAGCAGCAGGTACAGCTTCCGCTGTATTTGAGAAGTATGGAGATCTTGCTGGAGTACAGGCTATTCCTGGTCGGGTAGCTTGGATGAAAACAGTTAATAAAATGTTGCTAGATTCTGCTCCTGCCAGTGTAGCTAAAGTAATAACAAAAGTAGGTATCAGTACTGGCGGTGAAGCTGTATCTGGAATACTGACAGAATCTGCTGAACAAATCGGACATCATGGCGAAATTGTAAATATTGATAAATTGATCCAATCTGGATTTGAAGAATCAATTGGTACATTGGGAGGAGTACCCTCTTCTACTGTATTTAACGAAGGTTTAAAATTATCAGGAGAAATTAAAAAAGCAGTAACAGCTCCGTCCACTAAAGAAAAGACCAAAGCTACAGTTCAGCAAAAACTTACTGAAGTAGAAAAAGAATTAGAAGAACTGGTACCTAAAGGTAAAACTGCTGAGGGCTCTGACCAACGTACCCGATTAAATGAGGTAAATGAATTACTTCAACGGGCACAAGGTCCTATTGATACAAATTTATCTGATGAGCCTTTAAGTGGTAATTCCCCCGCATTTAATGAAATCTATAAAGAATTACTTAAAAATGAAGTTGAGCCTGAAGAAGCTAAAAGACAAGCACGGGAGATTATTAAAGAAGAAGTAGATAAATTACAAGCAGAGAAAGATCAATTAACTGAAGAATTAACTGCTCCTGCATCAGAAGATGCTTCTGCAGAACGTATTAAAGGATTGGAAGACGCTCGACAAACTCTGCAGAATATTATAGATAAAGATGATTTTTCTAAAAAAGCTATCGAAGAAGAATTTAAAGGACCTGCTAAGCCCACTACAGATGGTACCGAAATTGAAGATAAAGAAGTAGATACTGCTATTGATACGGCAGAGAAATCTACTACCGAAAAAGCATTAACTACCTTAATTGATGTAAGTAAACGTGTTCTGACTGCTTCACAAAAAGCTGCAGTAACTATTGCCAATAATAAACTAGTTAAAAAGCTAACAAAGCAGGTAGGTAAAGTAGCTGATAAAGCTGATGACGTAGGATTATTTGGCAGTATTGGAGATACTGATGCTGATCTAAATAATGCTCGAAAGGATCCTAAGAATACTAAGCATGACAATGAAGTTATTGACGCCCAACTAAAAGCTAATAAAGCCAAAGTTAATATTGAAAGAGCTGGGGATAAAACTTTAAAAGATGTTCATGATGATATTGTAGATGGCCCGTCCCAGCGATGGAAAGGTATTGAGACATATAAACAAGAAATCGTCGATATATTAAATAACGAAAAAGATGCAGTATTGGCAGATAAGAAGGTCAAAGTTATTGAGCAGCAAATGGCTACTCATGCAGAAAATCTTAGATTAAAGCATGAAGCATTTAAACAGGCTAAAGAGATATCTGAAAACGAAGGTGGTAGGGAAGTTCGAGTAGTAAGTATTTCGGATAAAGAAGTTAGAGGTTCTCGAGCAGTCAGATACGAAATCCCTGAGAATAGCAGGGTAACTTCGGAAAATACTAAAGCACCCTACACTACCAAAATTGGTAAAAATTCCACACGGCTTATTAATACAGTAGGGGAAGAAGTTAAATTTGGAGCATCTACCCTGCAGGTTGTACAGGGGTATAAGACCACTTCTTTTAATAAGAGGGCTGAGCAAGCTAAAATAGATAAAGCTACCGCTGCAGAGCAATTGGCTCAGGCTCAGGCCCTTAATGACAATCTCAATACAGTAGCAGATCCAGCTACTCAAGAAGATATAGATAATTTACAAAATCCTGAAGGGACTGGAACTGCGCAGGTGC